AAAACTCTTTCTAATAAATCATCAGTTGAACTTAATGAATTAACCAATATTTTGCCTTCAATCCGACTAACATATGGTGATGGTAATTGTTTATATCATGCAATAGCACAATGTGGCCATATTTATGGAACGGTAGTATATAAAGATAAAAAGAAACATGAAAAATATGAAGTAATTGATTATGAAGATAATATGAAAAATATAGATAACATTTACAAAGACAAAGATTTAGGTAAATATGAAATTGTAGAAAGCAGCGGTCCTGTGGCAGTTCCAAGTTTACAATTTGCTTTATTAATGAACAAAATAACACAAAAATCTGATAGCGCAATAAATGATGTTAAAGCGTTTTCAAAAGAACGCGACAAAGAACACCAAGAAAAACTAGATAAAAAAATAAATAGTTTTAAAGATAAATTAGTAGCTCATGTTAACAATAAATTAAATAAAAATGGAGAAATACAAAATAGAGAAATACAAAATAGAGAACTATTAGAACAAGAATTAAAAATATTAAAAACAAAAGATAAAACTAAATATGCTGGAATAGAAGTAATACCTATGATAATGAGCTATTTAAAAATTAATATTAGATTATTTGTTTATTTAAGTGAACAAAAGAAATTTCAAATTTATGAACCAGAGAATTTAAATTGGTTTAATGAAGTTATTAGTGAACGAGATACTATAACATTACTTTTAACAGGAGAACATTTTACATCAGTATGTATTTATGATGAAAATAAACTAAGTTAAAAAGAACAATATGATTTTTAAATACTAATAATATTATAGTAAAATTTATAATATTATAAAAAGTGATTATTTAATTAAAAGAGTTAGTATTAGACATTCTAGGTAAGAATCCACCGGGAACTTTATCGGGGTCCATATGTTTGTAATTGGGAACTTTTTTGCATGTAAATGGTTGTTCAGGGCATCGAGCACATGCAGGGCAAGGAGGACATTTAGCTTTTCCTAATTCAGCTTGTATTTTACTTACGTCAATAGAGGGGCATCTAGGGCATACAGGAGGAACAATCTTGGATTTAAGAACATATAAATCTTCACTTCCAAGAGGAATGTCACTAAATGGAATACCTTCTTTATCAATATCTTCATTGTTAGACGGTTCATTTAAAGAAGTTGGCATAGGTCCGCCGGTCATACTATTATTTCCCATATTTTGAGGCATTAGCTCGTTGCTTTGGTAAGGATTTAAATTTTTGTAATAATCGGCAGTATTTTCAGAGGAAGAATGGTCTTCTTTATCGAAAGAGTTTGCGTTATAAACTTTAGATTCAAACGTATTTTTGTCATAGTAAAGTGGGTCTTCAATTGCTAAATTTTCAATAACTCCATAATTATTATTAGAACAAATAAAACGGACAAATAATAATAAAAATAATGCACCAACAATCATTAAAAATTTATTATTAATTTTAATTACTCCACCAATTTTCATTATATATATATTAAATTATATTAAATAATTTCGATAAATTGATTATAAAAATACAAGTATAAAGATAAGTAAGAATGGTGAAAAAATTTAGATTTGATGACAATAAAACTGTTGAAATTGGGGTTGATGAAGTGGGGCGGGGTCCAATGTTTGGTCCAGTATATACAGGTGCAGTAGTATTACCTAAAGATAGTGAAGACTTTGATTATTCTCTCTTAAAAGACAGTAAGAAATTTACATCACGAAAAAAATTATTAGCGGCAGCAGAGTATATTAAGGAAAATGCAATATATTGGTCTGTAACAAGCGAGAGCGAGAAAACAATTGATAAGATTAACATTCTGCAAGCAACAATAACTTCAATGCATAATAGTGTGTCAAAAATTCTAGAACAAATGACAGAGAATGAAAAACAGAATGTGTTTTTAACAGTGGATGGAAATCAATTTAGGCCATATTCATTTATGACGAATGATGAACTTTATACAATACCGCATGAGTGTTTTAAAGGAGGTGATGATTTATATAGTAGTATTGCGGCTGCATCAATTTTAGCTAAAGTTGAGCGTGATAATTATATTTTGGATTTGTGTGAAAAATATCCGAAATTGAAAGAATATTATTCAATAGATACAAACAAAGGATATGGTGCGAAAGTTCATATGGATGGTATTCGTAAATATGGAATAACGAAGTGGCATCGCAGAACTTTTGGTGCTTGTCGTGAGGCAGAAATGATTGATATTTCATAAAGTATTAAAAAGTATTTTAATTAATATTTTATTCTAATAATATATTAATATGCTTGATAAAATAATGGTTATAATTTTATTTTTTTTAATAATAACTCTTGTTGTTAGATATTTTAAAGAAGAAAAAACAACATGTCAGGAAGGTTTTCAAACACAGAATCCAAAAGATACATTACGAAATGTTTTGCAAGATAATACAAAAATTGATAAATTAAGTGAGATTACAAGTGGTCTCGGAGATAAAAAAGTTATGCATAATCAGACTTTAAGTAATGAAGGAATAATACAAAGATGGCCAAAGCCTTGGAAAAGTGATATAGAATGGAACTCTTCAAATCAGCCAGATAAAACAAGTGATACTAGCTATAATGTATATTGGAATACACATTTAAAATCAAATGCCGTAGATGGTGTAACTGACCCAAGTGGTTATGTTTTACGTTGTGTTGATTTAATAAAAGAAAGAGGTAAAAAATATGCAAGAATTGATGCAAGTGGTTGTTATGGTAGCGATGAAATAATAGAATTAACTGATGTAAATAAAGGTAATTTGTTAACAATTGAAGTTGATGATATCCACAATAAAATAACAGGGCCACAACAGAGAGATGGCTATAATAATATAACATGTAGTATTGTGAATGAAGATAATAAATGGATTTGTGCTTCTAATTGTGTATTTGCTGGTTCAATAGCAGCGGGTTCTGGAAATAATACCGGAAATAATAATATAATTGATATGGCATCAGATGAGGAGAAAAGCAGTGGAAAAACATGGAGAACAGCTCCAGTATCTGGAGTTGTAAAACATAATGAGTTCCATAGATTTAAATGTAATGCAGGTGGAGGAATGTATGCACAGGCAGGGTCTCCTGATATAGAGCCAAGAAAATGTCTTTTTGGCAAAATGCAAGAGCCATTACCGAAAGACCGCTTGAATTGTGGAGATGCAGGAATTATTAGAGGTTGTCAGGTAGTAACCGATGTAAATGATAAGTCATGTATTCCTGAGATAAAAGAAATAGATGGTAAATTTTATAAATATTGTCCAATATTGTGTAATTCAGAAGGACTTGGTGGTGCAAATAAATGCACGAAGCATTCTCAATGTCGTAATCACTTGTTTAAGAGAGAATTAAATGACAGAGAAAAAAATGTGCCATGGCCTAATCCATTTGAAACGGATGCGTTAGGTTATAATAGAATAGAAGTAGATATTTCTGGAAATCCAGTAAATCAGGATGCACAGATGACACAAGCAGCGCATTATTCTCGATTGATGAGTTCTGGGGATGAAATAGGTGGAACAGGTGAGCCTCAAATAAATGTAGATGTTTTAGAAGATTCTACTATAAATGGTTTATTTAATCATTTTATTAATAATTTAAAGTTAGGTGAAATGGATGAATTTTTGAGGGGTGTAAGAAGTTATTTTAGGAGAGATACGGGTGATATGACTTGGTTAAATGATAATAATTATGGATTATCCGATTCATCAGGCAATCAAACAATATTAGAAAGTGAGACAACGCCATTCACTTATCGTTATACACAAGGCGGAACACACCTTCTCTCTAGAGATTTAATGATGGACCCGCGTAAGTTTATGAATGATAATCAATATATTGCAATGGCACGAAAAATATTGTATGATAGAAAGGTGTCTACCGGTGAAAAAATATTAAATCCAGAGACGATACCAAAAGCAGATTTGATTTTATTAGGTAAGATAAATCACAAGATTAAATTATTAAATGATGAGTTAAATAATAAATATCTTAGTGAAGACGAGAGAACAGAGATAACAACAAAAATAAATAGACTAAATCAGAAAGGTTCATTATTAATTACAGATATAGAAAATAGGGAAAAAGTATTTGATAGAACGGTTAAGGAAGAGCGGTCTCGTCCATTCCGTCAAAATGATTCTTCATATGTTCCATTTAGAAATAATACACCTAGCACATACACAACTTCACGAGGCCAGGTATTAGATACACCTGCAGGTGTAGGTGGTAATTTTTAATTATCATTAATCAGCATTAAATAGCATTAAATAGCATTAATCAGCAATAGCAATCATAATTTTAATTTCTTTGCCGTTTGAATATTCAACAGTAATGTGTTTGTATTCACTCTGGTTTGCGATTGGGTCAAATATCATAACATCTGGGTTGGAAAGATACACAAGAACGCTATGTTTCGCCCTCTCTTGAATAACGGCTTCTGCAGCACTTTGAGCAATATCCATAAAATCTTTTTCAACAAGATTATCAAATTTGTTTCGCATTTCAACAGACACCATTTTCTCTGTTCATAATTAAAATAGATTAATATTAATCAATTTATTTTAATTAATTCTGACTGTCTCTGCAACCGGATTCTTCTAAAATTTTAGTAATTTCTTTTACAGTATCGCTTGTGCTAGTAATATACTTATCTGGATAGATTGCGTGAATAAACGCTTCTTTGCTCGCCTTAAGAAACATATAAGAAAAGTTCATTGAAAGACGTGCATGTTGGAAATATGTCATACATACTTGTTTCGGATGCTGAAAGAAAATCATATTATATCTTTATAAGAATATTTATAAGGATATATCTAATTCATTTAAGCGGAACACATTTCACATATTTCGTGTTCTTCATCAACAATTTCATTGGTCGCTTCATTTTTGGGCTTAATCGTGAATTGTTGGGGTTGATGTTTGGGCTTTCGTCGCAAATAATAAATTCCAGTTTTCAGTCCCTTCTTCCAACCATAAAAGTGCATGGAAGTAAGGGCTTTGTAAGTTGGGTCTTCCATCCACAGATTAAGACTTTGACTTTGGCAAATATATTTACCGCGGTCTGCTGCCATATCAATAATGTCTTTCATTTGCATTTCCCATACGATTTTATATTTCTCTCTAATCTCTTGTGGAATAATATCGATATGTTGAACACTTCCTTTATTTTCAATGATATTATTCTTAATGTCTTCATTCCACAAATCCATCTCAATTAATTCATTAATAAGATATTTATTGGCCATTACAAATTCACCTGCACCGGTTCGTCTAGTGTAAATATTGCTGGTAAGTGGTTCGAAACATTCATTATTGCCTAGAATCTGACTTGTAGATGCAGTTGGCATAGGTGCAATTAAGAGCGAATTACGAAGTCCGTGCAGTTTTACACCCTCTTTTACAGCATCCCAGTCATATCCACATGGACTCTCATGTTTTTCTCCCCACATGTCAAACTGTAAGATGCCCTGACTTGCAGGCGACCCTTCAAATGTTTCATATGCCCCAAGTTTTTGTGCCAATTCACAAGACTCGGTAATGGCTGCATAATAAATGGTTTCAAAAATCTTCTTATTAACTAGTTTTGCTGCATCACTGCAAAACGGCAAATTCATCAAGATAAATGTATCTGCTAAACCTTGAACGCCTAAACCAATAGGTCGATGACGATTATTACTAAGCTCAGTCTTAGATGTAGGATAATGATTAATGTCGATAATACGATTAAGATTAAATGTTGCTACGCGCGTAACATCAATCAATTTTTCATAGTCAAAACTTTTATCTGGTTTTACAAAAGCGGAGAGAGCGATGCTTGCAAGATTACATACTGCACTTTCTTTGCTGTCAGAATATTCAATAATTTCAGTGCATAGATTACTGCTTTTAATCGTGCCGATATTTTTCTGATTAGATTTAAGATTACAGGGGTCTTTATAAAGGAGATATGGTGTTCCAGTTTCCATTTGACTGTCCAACACCTTAAACCAAATCTGTCGAGCTTTTACAAGTTTGCTATTGTAAAGTTTGCCGGCTTTATGTCGCTCTTCATAAGTCATATATAATTTATTAAAATCTTCACCATACACGTCAGAAAGTCCGCGGCATTCATTCGGGCAACAGAGAAGCCAATCACCATCTTCACTAACACGTTTCATGAAAAGGTCAGGAATCCATAGACCATAGAAAAGGTCTCGAGCTCTTTGTTCCTCATCACCATGGTTTTTTTTCATATCCAAAAAGTCTTCAATATCCAGATGCCATGGCTCCAAATAGATTGCAAAACTTCCATTACGACGACCACCACCTTGGTCTACATATCTTGCAGTATTGTTAAATACTTTAAGCATTGGAACAATGCCGTTGCTGGTTCCATTTGTTCCATAAATTTGACTGCCTGATGCACGAATATTATGAATATGGATACCAATACCGCCGGCCAATTTAGAGATGAGAGCAGTATCTTTTAGTGTATTATAAATACCGTCAATACTATCGTCTTCCATACCAAGAAGATAACAAGAGCTTAATTGTTGTTTGCGTGTTCCTGCATTGTAAAGTGTAGGTGTTGCATGTGTGAAATATTTCTGAGACATAAGGTCGTATGTTTCTTTTACCTTCTCAATATTATTGCCGTGAATAGCGATTGAAACACGAAGCCACATATGTTGTGGTCTCTCTACACATTTTTTATTGATGCGAATAAGATACGCACGTTCCAGAGTTTTAAAACCAAAATAGTCAATTAAGAAATCGCGCTCGTGGTCAATCATATTATTAAGTGTATCTCTATGCTCACAACAGACAGCCCATACTTCATCAGAAATAAGAGGTTGAGGGTTATTATGAATATTTTCGAAATTATAAAGGTCCATCATAACATCGCAGAATTCACTTTTTGTATTTTTATGATGATTTGAAATGATAAGTTCAGAAGCGAGTTTACCATATTGAGGGCTTGTGGTAATAAGTGTAGCGCATTGTTCTGCAGTAAGCTCATCAATTTTAGTTGTAGAAATCTTATCATATAACTGGTCAATAATTTTCATAACAAGAGAAGAAAAGTTGAGGGATAGATTATTTTTTTTACCAATTTTTTTTACTCGTCTAAGAATCTTATCAAAAGAAATAATTTCTTCTTTGCCATCTCTTTTGATAACATACATTTCTTGTTCACCAGAGTCGCTCATAATATTGAATTATATATATTAATTTTATATTATTATAAAATAATATATATATATAGATGAAACAAAAGTTAGTATATGACATAAAGTTTTTAGGAGGTATAATATTAATATGTATTACATTAAATGTGGTAATGAGAAAAAAGTCATTAGATGGATTTATAAATATTGGTGAAGGAAATACAAATGAAAAGACAGAAAAAGTCTCTCTAGATGCAATTAAGGTGATTGGAGAGAAAAGCACAACAGATAACAATGACTTAGTTAATTGGGCTTCATGGGACCCACATGACAGAAAGCAGCATAAAGTAGAGTCAGCAGGCTCTTATAGTCAATATACAAATAATGAAAAAACGTGGAGTTAATATGTCTGAGTTAATATGTCTGAGTTAATATGTCTGCTAATAAATTTAATTTTAATTAATTTTTTTGATATTATTAAAGCTTTTCGAGTATTTAAATCGGTCGGTGTCAATACATCGCCGCTTTAAATTGCATTCTAAGCAAGAAACAACAACGTTTTCTTTGAAATGCCCAATACTGTTGTCAATTCTCTCTAATGTCCATTGTTCTTTCTCTCTTACATTATCGTAAAAGAGTCTAACATTTTCTTTACAGTAATGACATTTTAATTTAGATGAAACTAAAACTTCTATAGTATCTTCGAGAGAAATAAGCTTTTCCGGATTGTGTCGTTGTTTCTTTACATCTTGGTTTTTATATCCATTAATTTTTTTTTTAATTTCCTCTTTTAATTTTTTTTCATGTTGGAATTCTTGGTTGCAAAATAACATATTAATGTATTTAATTTCATCATTGTATGATGTTTCAATATCATCAAAATTAACATTCTCTCTTTTTTTAACTTTAAAGACAATATTTTTGTTAGACATTTATATATTTATTAATAATGTATTAAATTTAAATTATATATTTAACTAATGGATAAAAGTATAAAGGGGCTAAAGTCAGAAAATACAATTATTGAAGAATCAACAATTTCGAATGAAACGGAGATGTTAGCATTTCTTCAAGAGAAACAAAATATAAAAAATAAAGAGATATGGTGTAAAATAGACAAAACACAGAAAATACAAAAAGTAAATATATTTATAGATGAAGTATTTGGGCCAGAAAATAATTTAAATGCAGTGCAATGTCAAAAATGTAAGGAATATTTACAAGATATTATTGATAAAAAACGCTTAAATAAAAATAAAGATGTGGTTTATAAAGATGAAAAGATAATTTCGATTACAAATTTTTCATATAGTAAAACAAATAATAAACCACAATTATCATGTGAGAAAAGGGCATCAACATTGAGACTACCGGATTTAAAGAAATTAAATAGGAAACATAATAAAACGAAATCAGATAATGATTCGAATAATGGAGACGGAAAGAAGATAAAAATACGAGACAGTATTGAATGATTTTAATAAATTGAAGTAAAATTTAAAGATATTATCAGAATATAAAATAATGTTCACTGTAGAAGAAAAAGACGCTTTGATTGAAGAAATTGGAATATTAGCATCAAAATATTTCGATGAAAATATTTCAACAATGTCTTCTCCAAATTTTGAACAGGATATACATAATAGTATATTTTCAATATTGGAGTTTCAGTTAAGCGATATGCTAATACCAGATTTAAAGATACAATTAGATGAGTTAATTTATTATACACTAAATACGATAGTATATAAATATTATATTCCAAAACGTTCTCTCTTCAATCGTTCTTCGATTCATAGAACACCAAAGATGATGGGAAAATTACAAAATAAGATACTGGAATTAGAAAATGTCCCACAAGCAGAACAAAGAAGTAAGGAATGGTATGAAGCGCGACATCAAAGAATAACAGCAAGTAATGCTTATAAGTGTTTAGGAAGCGAGTCGGCGCAAAACCACATTATATATGAAAAATGTAAGCCAGTTGTAATACCAGATGCAGCAATGGAAAATGAAGGTCCTTATGTAAATACAAATACGCCATTTCATCACGGTCAAAAATTTGAGCCATTATCTGTTTTATATTATGAACACACGTATAAAACAACTGTAGGTGAATTTGGCTGTATTCCACATTTTGAATATGGATTTTTGGGAGCTTCTCCAGATGGAATAAACATAGATCCTAAAAGTCCTCTATATGGTCGCATGTTGGAAATAAAAAATATAAAAAATCGTGATATTACGGGTATTCCAAAGGAAGAATATTGGGTGCAGATGCAATTACAATTAGAGACTTGTCAATTACAGGAGTGTGATTTTTTAGAAACGCGATTTATAGAATATGAGAATGAAAAGGAATTTAACGAAGATGGTAATTTTCAATATACAAAAGATGGTAAATATAAAGGTATAATGAAACACTTTATGAATGGTAATAAACCACATTATGAATATTGTCCATTTAATATTACGAAAGAAGAGTATGATAAATGGGAAAAAGAAATTCTCTCAAAAAATGCACATTTAACTTGGTTGGAAGATATATATTGGAAATTGGAAGAGATAAGTTGTGTTCTTGTTTTACGAAATCGCAAATGGTTTAACAGTGTAATTGGTCAAATGCAAAAAGTGTGGGATACAATACTGAAAGAGCGCGAGACAGGATATGAACATCGTGCGCCTCGCAAAAGGATGAAAAATAACAATGGAGATGCAAGAAAAAGAGAGATTGAAGAATGCTCGATTATTATTGAATGAATGCTGTGTTCTAAAAATAGAATCAGTGTGTTCTAAAAATAGAATCAGTGTGTTCTAAAAATAGAATCAGTGTGTTCTAAAAATAGAATCAGT